GTACATCGCTGGATATTCTAACGTGAAGAAATTTTGCCTGCTTTTAAACCTGGGAAATCCAGGCTTGTCACCAACTTTCACCCTACGAAAAAACCCCTTAAACGCCCGGTCTAATCTGAATAAAGTGGCACTTAAGCATTTGTTATAAACCATGCCGAAGTCAGATATTTCGTTTTTTAATTCCGGTAATTTTTTCTTTTGGTCATATACAGAAAGACTTTTCTTATGCTGTTTATAAACCTTTATACGCTGCTCTAAAGCTACATTGTATAAACAACAACACAGGTCAGCTTGTTGTTCGAGTAACGTAGCATCTGATGGTCTAACTTTGACTTTTATTTTTCTGCAAAGCAGCATCTTTAATCACCTTCTTATATGACCGCAAACCGTAAAGCCTCGCTGAAAAAACATGAACTATTGAAAGTAATATATCCTCCTTTTCTTAAGCAAACACCGGCACATACACAGCGTTGAAAAATGCGTTATAGGTAGCGGCATTTCCGGCAGTTAATTCCAGAGTACCCTTGACACATTTCCTAGTGCTGATTTCAATAGGCACTATGGTCAAATTCAACGTTGAGGTTTGCGGCTCAATTTTCTCTTCTTTGGTTTTATGCTCAAGTTTCGGCCTGGACGCCTGGCAGTCGTAATACACAAAACGGCGGTTTTTGTCGTCGCCTTCTATTTGCCCCATCAGCGCAAATTTTTTGGGAGTGCCGTCGGATTTTTCCAGAAGCAACCCATTATCGTCAATTTGCCAGCCGAGCATTTCGGCCATTATAGCGTCGGTTACAAGAGCCATTTCTATGTCTGCTTTGTATCCGTTGTTGCTGGTAACTACAAAATATGGAATATTGTCTGCATAGAATATATTTTCTTCTCCTTCAGGGTCGGGTGAGAAATTTACCGCGCCGGGAATAGCCTGGGGAAGTCCCCAGGAAACATTGCCCTCAGTTCCGTCAGTTGAAGCTCCAACGGTTACGCCGGTTGTTCCAACCGTAAAAGCAATGGCCAGGGTTGCGTCATTAGCCTGCGCTACCAGGGTGGTCAAGGTAATAACTCCAGCCAGGCAACTGGCACGGAACACCGCGTTAATAACCGAGTTGTTATTTAATACATTCACAACCGCGCTGGCCACCTGCGCCACGGTGCTGTGCGACTCAGTAGATACCGGCACGATAACAGCTTTCGGGGAATCTGCGCCAAGTAAAGTGGTGGCCGTAACGGTGACAGTGAGTTCTCCGTCCAGGGTACAACCATTCGTTACCGTAATACTTTCCGTTTGCGAAACGCCTTTAAACGCAATATGCACTTTTTCTAAGCCATAGATTATTTTATTTGCCATGTTTTTATCCTCCTATTTTTTGGATTAAATATACGTTTTGGTATAATTTTTCCGAGCTAATCCAGGTTTCAAGCTTTTGGTACGGCAACCGTAATTCTTTGAGCTTGTCCTGAATTAAAACTTCTTTAACTGTGTCTTTTTTAGCTGTGTAAAGTTCCACCTGAAAGTTACTAATTTCCATGTAATTCTGGTTGTCTGCCATCATGTCATCAGAAGAAGTAAATAAATAGACAATAAATGGCGGTTCTATTGGCTGGGGAAAACTGCCGTAAGCTACGGGCATACCCAGCGAATTTAAAGCTGTGTAAAGTCCGGCCAGGGTCATGATTATCCCCCGCTTTCGATGATTTTTTTAATTCTTTCTTCCATGTCCGGCACGTGTTTATCGTAGGCAGGTTGCAGATGTGGCCTGCCGCTCACTCTGCCACCGCTTTTTTTGGCATGGCCAAATTCCAGCAAATGAACAAGCCAGGGTTTGTTTTTGTTATGGATAGTATATTTTACCTGGCCGTCGGCGGTTTCTTTTTTACACTTCCAGCCGGCCTTATATTTACCTGTACGTACCGGTGAAGTATTTCTTGTTTCTTCCAGGACGGCCTTTGCTGTTTTAGCTATTTCTTTTTTGATTGCTTCGGCTACGCTTTCGGTGTATTGTTGCACGGCCAGGGTTATCTCTGCTTCCAGATTGCCTATTTTGACATTAGACATTTCCAAGTCCCCTTTCCGTACAGAGCAATTCAAGCTCCTCGTTTCTCTCTCCCGGATTGACCACAGCGTTTATCTCAAATATTCTGTGGCCAAACAACAATCGCATAGTTGGGTTAATATCCGAGCGGTAACGGACCCGGATTCGGGCAGTCAGGTCGGTATAAACCTGCTGCGCCAAAAACTTTTCTCTGCCGGTTAAGGGTTCGATTGAAGCCCAGATATATTGTTTAGTTACCCAGGTTTGAATTACTTCTCCGATTTCGTTTTTTGCCAGAGTCGGGTATTGAAGTTCTATGAATTTGACTAATTTATTAGAATCCAATTTGCCTCCCTCCTAAACAGGCACTATGCGGTCAAGCCAAAGCAATGATTCTACGGCCTGCTGATATTTTTTTGTATCTTCTGGGGTTAAATAGTCATGCAACATTTTTGTTTTCAAGCTTATAGCCATCTTGACCGTTTGCGGAACTGCCGAAGCAGCCGCTCCATAACCGGCTACAAATTCAATACATATTCCGTTTAGCGGCCTTAGTGTTGTTGACGACCAACTTTTATTGCAGGCCAGGACAACCCGGCCAGGTTCGGATTTCGTATCTACAAAATAATTTTCTGCCGCAAAAATAGCCTCAACGTTGGCCGTGTCGTAATATTTTATGCTGGTAATGCTTTGTAAGGGAGGCAGGGGAATTGTGATTTCGTCGTTGGCTGGCCAGCCGTCTAACCACAATTCCCAGGTTTGAGTAATATAAGAGCGGTTTTGGAAGCCTTCGCAATATTCACGGGCAGCGGTAATTTGCGCCGCTAGTAAGGTATCTTCTGCTGAATATGGCTGCTCTTTGAGTATGTCGGCCCCAAATTCGCAAGTATTGCCGGCCACGGTTGCAACTACCCTGATATATTGTTTGCTTCCGGTATATTCCTTTTCCTGGATGGCGTTATCGTTGTCAACCGTTACGATTGTAAATGCTCCGCCTGTCCAGTCGGTATAGGTTATATTATCAATACTCTCCTGAATTTTGGCAGCAACGGACCCGCCTGCTCCGCATGTACCGGCGTTCAAGTTGACCAGGACACGATAACCCAAAACGTCAATGCCTGCACCGACAAGGGAATAGGCAGCGGCTATAATGTGCGCGCCCGGTGGTATACTTTGCAATGTGGTAATATTGTCCGCTAAATTGCCACTGTCCAGCCGCAAATATAATTTTACAGTCGCTAAATCTAAAGGTTCTGAATTAGGGGCTGTTTTTAGTTTTAAGGCCATGAGAATTGCCTCCTATTACTACCTTTTTCGCTATTACGTCCATCTCTGCCGCCACGGTTAACGCTGCGGCGTAATCTATTTTGGAACAACTAGCTTCTTCACTTCTACCCTCTCCAGCTTCACACAGGGCAAACCTTCATCATGCCGGCAAATCTCAAGGTCGGCATAAGAAATTTCCTCATTATCTTTGCCTTCATTGGTGCTGACAGCTTTGGCAGCCTTGTTTTTGGCATAGTTCATCAAGAGGACGGCGTCAGCTTCGTTTTCAAAACTCAAGTCAAGTCTTATTCTGTAAAGCATTACATCACCCCAAACAAATGTTTTTCTCGATTAAAGTGGTTCTGGATTTCCAAAGCACTCAACGCCCGATTGTAAATGCGAGGCAATTCGATGAGGCCAGGGTAATAATTACAATTAGCTGCGTAGCCAATTTTTAAAACGTCAAATGGATAACTATACAACGATTTACTAAATACAGAAGCCGAAGTAGAATCCAAAACACCGTTAAGGTAAAGCCGAACATAATCCCCTTGTTTGTATGTTGCCACCAGATAAAAACACTGACCAAGCGACAAATCACTAACAGTGATATTACTATAATAAATTCCATCACTATCTTGTAATCTAAAGTTATATTTAAGGCTACCATCCACAAATGATTGTAAACGATAAGATACATTTTTGCCTAATACTCCAGAGTTGGCTATTATCCTGTCAGCTTTCACCCACGTCTCAACCGTAATTGCATTAGTAACATTCAAACTCGCCGCATTTCCACAATTAATATAGTCATCCACACCATCGAAACTTCTGCCTTGTGGCGTCCAGAGCGAACCGTAGTTGGTGCATACATGTCCGTAGGCATCCCTGGACATAAAAGCTGAGCCATCCAACCTACGAAATGGCAAGTAAAGGACACAACCCAACTCAGGCGGGTCGAATAACAGTTTATCTCTTTCAAGAATTGATTGCATTTCTACGCCCTCCTGTAGCGTGCTAAAATATAAGAGCTATTTTTGGCTTTACCAGCAGCAGTCTCAACAGCGTCCTCCGCTTTGATAACCCCCCTGACCTGGAATGACGCACCAGCCCCAAGAAAATTGCCCGTAGGAGCAAATCTGCCTGATACAGTTACATCAAGGTAGGCAGAAGCGTTAGCGGC